TTGAAAGGAGTATATTTTATGGAATTTGATTTACAAAATCTTATAGCTTCTGTAGGTTTTCCTATAACCCTTAGTATGTATTTACTTGTAAGGATAGAAGGAAAACTGCAAATTCTATCTGATAGTATAAATGAATTATCTAAGAATATTATTAGCCTGAGATAATTTTTTATGGATTAGACTTTTTGCCATATTATTAAAACAACTCTATTTAGATAATAAAATATCCACTCTTTTAATTTTGTACCTTCTTTATCTTTAATTATTATAGTTACAATAGGTTTTAAATATTAAATCTATCTTTTAACTTATATGTAGCTATATAATAGTGCTTCGCACAATCATATAGCTACATATAAATAACTTTTTCAATTAAACATTCAGTTATCAGCGCCGATATGGTTCAAGCCTACTCTTCATAAAAAATAAGACATACAAAGTGATGCTACAATTTTACTCATATAATTATAGGATTTATAATTTTAAGTATGATCAAAATTGTAGCTTTATTTATATGCTTACTATTTATTCTGTTTCAACTTACTCCATATTTCCCCCATCGACCAATGCCCTGTATTTTGTTTTTATTAGTGCATCAACCTTATTTACTACTTTTAGACTTCACGTATTAATTAAAATATCCTTTTAGTTTTTCTAAAATTATAATACTATAAAAACATATGAGTATTCTTACTTGGTTTCGGCTTCTAATATTATTAATTGATCTAGCATTGGATAAAACCATTGCTTCACCATCCAATACTAGATCAATTACTTATAAAACTAATTTATATTTTTATATTTACTTTCTCTCCTTTTAAAGGCTTCTATTCCACCTTCCATAATATCACATATACCACTTTTTATAGTTTTTTCTTCTATACATCCTGCTTTTTTATTATCTCTTAATGACACCGATCCACTTTCATCTCTATCTAACATTATTATACCTTCTGCATCCCCTAATACAGGTATATTAGGATTATGAGTAACAATTATGATTTGTCTATTTTGTTTTTGCTTCCTTATATTATCAACTACAAGTTTTATAATCAAACTATTATCTAAATCATCTTCTGGCTGATCTATGATTAAAGGATCATTCCCTTGACTAAGTATAAAGGCTAATATAGATGCACTTTTTTGACCAGGTGATCCATCTAATATATTAAGTTCTTGTTTTCCATTGACTATATTTATATTAATTTTATCCTCTAATTTAATTTCAAATAATGAACTTAATGTATTTGTTTTACACTTATCATTCCATATAGCTTTAAACTTTTGATCCTTTATTTCTGAACATATATCTGTTATATCTCCTGTTTCACTAGTTAATAAAAACATTAACCATTCTTTATACTTTGCTATATCTATTTTATCTTGTGGAAATAGTGCATCATATAAACTCCTAAAAGAACTTTCAAATGAATCCTTTTTACCTAATTCCTTTCTTATTTCTTTCAACCATCTTTCACCATTAGATAATCCTTCTATACTTAATGATATATTTTCAGCTTTTGAATTTATCTCATCAACTACTTCATTTCTTTTTTGTGTTAGTTTACCAAGTTCTTCAACATACTCGTCAATCTTTTGTTTTATATTTTGTTTTATACTACTTAATTGGCTTAATTCCTGTTCTAATTTTATAAGATTATCTCTATTCTTTTTATCTTCAATAACAAGCTCTTTATATTTAGTAACATCTATTTCTTTATTATCATCTATTATTTTTTCATATTCTTTTTTTACATTATTTATTTCTTTATTTAAATTACTATTAAGTATACAATTACTTATAGATTTAAACATCTGATTTGATTCTGTATTAAATATAAATAATTTTTGTTTTATTATATCAAGTTCTTTACTTACACTTTCATTAAGTTCATTAATTAGTTTTTCATTTTTATCAATATCTAAATCTTTATAATTATCCAGTTTTAATTCTAATTCTTTAGTTAAATTGCTTTTAATTTCATATATTAATTTTACTGATTCTCTTATATTATTAAATTGATTTTCTAATTTATCTAATTTTTCCTTCTTTTCTAATATTCCTGTTGTCCTAAATTTTTCTAATCTATTAGATGTTTTTTCAACCTCTGATTTAACCTGTGATAAATTTGATAATTTTTTCTTTGATGTTTGTAAATCTTTTACTAAGCTTTTAATTTCATCTAACTTATTTATTATACTTTCATCTATATAAGTTTTATCATGCGTAATATTATTATCAATTTGTTTAAGTATTGGACTAATATCATTTGTGTCTATATTTATATCTTCATCTACTAAATTATATATTTCCTTTTGTCCAAATATAGTTGAATTAAATTTAGGAGGATTAGATATATTTTTTTCTTGCTCACTATCTACCTTTATTTCCAACTTAGTATTTACTTTTTTTGTATTTATTAAATATTTTGAATTATCCCCAAAATTATAATACAAATTAATTTCACTATCTTTTTGATATGTTTTTGATAAAATCTTTGTATTAGATAAAGTTGCATTATCTATGGCTACTTTTATAGACTCTATTAATGTCGATTTACCAGATCCTCTAGGACCAACTATACAGTTTAGATTTGGTGATAACCTTATATTGATATTATTTATATGTTTTAATCTCTTAATTTCTATCCCAGATATATAGCTGTGCTCTACTTGATTCGGATTATCTTGGTTATCATCTACTTTTTCTACATTTAATATTCGGCTCTCTGGATCTAATAATGCTTGCCTTATTCCTTCTAAGGAAATATCACTCATTTTTATCCAACTATATTTGCTACCTATACCATCAATATGATGTTCCCCTTCTTTAACACCTGGATTATCAGACCCTATTATAGTTCCTACATTTGGAAGTATTCCTTTATTAATGTAATCATTTACTCTTTTATATCCTTCTAAGTCTCTTATTTCAATTCCATCAATATCCAACCTTTTCATAAATGTTTCTAAAACATTTGTGTCAGCAAGCTCCTTTCCTGCACCTTTAGTGTTATAAAAATGTGCAGGAATAACTAATATATTTTCTTTCTTTTCTATTTTGAATTTTTTTATAGCTTTTATTAGATCTTCTTCTGTTATATATCTATTTGTATCCCCAAAATCTTCTTCTAGTATCTGACATATTGACATAAACGAATTAAGATTTGATTGTGATATATTAGGACTAAAAATAACCAGTATATGTATTTTATTTGTACTTACACTTAGTTCTACTCCAGGAAATATGATCGGAAATTTTTCATTTTTATATTCAGTTTTAAGTTTTTCTTTTGCTTTTCTAATCCTGTCTATCCAAGCTACAGAGTTATGATCTGTTATTGCAACTGCATCTAGTTTATTTTCTTTAGCTTTTAATAACCATTTCTTTGCTTCCTCTATTTTTCTATCTTCATCATATGTATTTATAGCCTTGCTATTCTTAAAACACTTACTTGCTGGAGTATGTGTATGAAAATCTATCCTCCACCATTTTGCTAATGCCATATGTCCACTCTCCTTGTTGTATATATTTACCATACAATATTATAAAAAAAATACTAAAATTTTACAATTAAAGTATTTTTCTTATAATATACATTATTTATTTTTAAAGTTAGGGCATATTATTTTTTCTTTAAAATTAATTTTTCTATTATATAGCTTACAAATCCATATATTATTAAATAATATTTTATTTTTACATTTTTTACACATAAATATATTAATTCACCCCTTATATAATTTAAATCTTTTTGGTTTTATAATATATGTTTCCTGTTTATTATTTATACATTCTATAATTAAACCTATTTAATCTAAAATTAAAAACTAATTATATCAGGATAAACATCTGAAATAATATCATTTATATTGCTTTTATAACGATATCTATACAAACCACTAAGTTTATTTTCCATAAAATGTTTAGCCTTTAATTTATAAAAACACTCTTCTTTAGTAAATCCTAAAACATCCTCAACTAACCATTTAACTGCCCAAACTCTGTTTTCTTTTTCTTCCCAAAATCCATCTACACCACTACAAACAAGCCAAGGTTTATAAATACCAGGATAAGCTTCATTCAAAAGATAATAATGACTATTTCCACCTGTGTACTTAAGAGCCCAATCAATTCCATACTTATGTAATAATTCATTACACCATCCTTTTATAACATCCTCTTCACTCCATTTAAGCTCTTCTTCAATTAACCATTTAACAGCATTAATCCTATTTTCTTTACTTTTAAAATAATTCTTTGGACCTTGCTTTAAATGCCAAGGTTTTATTTTGCCTTCAAAATAATAATCCAATACCTTATAAGGACTTCCATCAAAGTAATTCTTTAATAGTCCAAATAAATCATTTTCAATAAATAAATTAGCATCATATCTTTCTACAAAATCATCATCTTCTATATTTATTACTTCTTCAAACAAATATTTTAAAGCATAATCTCTATTTTCTTTTTCTTTCCAATAATATATAGGACATTGTGATAACTGCCAAGGTTTAAATCTTCCTTTATATGCATTTTCTAAAACTTCAAAAGGACTAAAATTAAAAAGTTCAGAGGATAACATTCCACCTAAACAATTTTTTTCTAATGTATTAGAGCCAAAATTTTTCTTTATACTTTCATCACTTTTATACCCTAACACTTCTTCTAAAAGATATATAACGCATTTTTTTGCATTTTCTTTTCCTTCTGATAGTTGCCAAAAACCACTTGGAAATCTATGAATTTTTCTATCTAATCTCAATTTATAAACTTCAACTGCATCCATCCTTAGTAATTCATCATTAGTGTATTTCTTCATATACCAATCCCCCTCTTATTTTCCATACATTCTATAATTTAATTTTTTCCCTTTAACTTCAACACACTTACACATCTCTACAAGCCTACTTCCAATAGCCTCATCAACACTTAAAATTCTATCAACATCCATCTCGCAACTAACAATAACAGGTAACTTATTAAAGTATCTAAAATTCAAAAGTTCAAACATAATATTTATATCACTTTCAGTTACCTTACCTTTAAATAAATCATCTATTAAAAGCACTCTTGCATTTTTGTACTTGCCCATAACCCTATGATAATAAACCTCATCCATAATATTCTGCTTAAGCCTTGTAATAACCTCCCTATAACTCATATAAACTACACCTACCCCCTCCTCCATAAGCTCATTAGCAATAGCTAGAGAAAGATGGGACTTACCAGCCCCAACTTGTCCCATAAACATTATAGAATTACATCTTTCTTTTTCTAAACTTTTAAAATTCTTTGCATATATATAAGCTTCTTTATAAGCCTCATAAACTTGATTTTCTATGGTATAGTTGAAATTACTAAATCTTTTGTTTCTAAATTCTTCACTTATTCCACTTTTCTTTAAAATATCTTCAGCTTGTCTTACTTGCCTACATTCACAAGGAACTGCTTCATTATCTATTAGTATAAAAGTCATATCCCTACACTTATAGCATTTATATTCTTCACTATATGTTACTTGATTGCCCGATAAGATTTCTGATTTCTTCAATTTGTTCTTTGCTTGGAGCTCTGTATATAATATCTTCATTCTCTCTTTCATTTGTATTGGCATATTTATATTGGCTATACTCTCCACTTTCTTCTCTCCTATTCTTAACCCCTATTTCATAAGCTTTTAAATCTTCATAACTTCTAATGTTATTATCTAACCACTGCTTTATAATTCCTGCCACATATCCTTTATTGCACTTTCCTTTGTTTGTCGCTATCTCTATAGCTCTTTTAAATAACTCATAATCTATAAGCTCCGATATTTCAAATAACCACTGTGCAACTATCCCATTTATAAAACCAATATTTTGTTCATACAATTTTTTAAACCTACCTACACTATACGTAGGTTCTTCTTCTTTTTCTTCTTCTTTTTGTTTTTCTTTTTGTTTTTCTTTTTCCCCATACCCATACTCAAAGTTGTTTTCTACTTCTGGTATGGGTATCGATACCCTATCCATACCCATATTTATTTTTAATTCATTTTTATCTAATGTGTATCCATACCCTTCACATTGATTGAAAAATAAATTTACCAAATCCATACTCTTTATTTTTTTTAATTCTTCATAAACACACTTTTTAACTTTTGGACTTACTATTTTATTATGCTTTATCCAATTCATTAAAAATACTTCTCTAGTTTCTTCACAATAAACAATCTTTTTATAATCTATAAATCTATTTAAAAGCTTGTCCACAGTTTCTCTGTTATATCCTGTTTCAGTTTCTATTATTCTTTTAGGTAGTTCATATAGTCCACATTGGCTTGTCTTACTATTTGTCATTAAATATATATAAAAATATTTTTCCTCTGGTGTTAAATCTAGTACAAATCCATCTTGCCAATAGTCTATGTGTATATGCCTATAAACTGCCATATTAAACTCCCCCTTAGTCTAATCTTTTGTATTATTTTTCTATTTATATTTACTTATCTTTTATATTTATTTATAATTAATTTAATCTCATTTTGAGCAACGGATATATCCGAAGTGGTAGCGAGGATATATCGTTGGCGACATGAGCGAAGCGAATTTTTATATTTTTAACACTCTAGAAGTTGTAGTTTTCATATACCCAGCTACAATTTCAGGGTGTTCTTTTTTTAATCTAGTTGTATCTATAGTATTTCTCTCTTGCTTTTTCCAGGTAATTTTTCTATCTCCAACATAAGCAATTTCATAATTTTGCATCTGAAGTTTTAAATATTGCTCTATTGCCTTTTTCTCTTTTTCAAAATCCTTATATATTTTTACAACTTCATCATATCTTTCAAGTATAGATTCAGCTTCAAACAATATTAACTCCTCACACTTGCTATTTTTATATAATATATCTAAGGTTTTTGAATAATCACTACTTCCATCAGGCATTGGAAAATCATCTCCTAATATACAATTATTCCAAAACATTTCTTCTAGTTTCATAATTTCATCAATCATTTCCTCATCACGTTCTAACTTATGAATAACTAAATCTTCATTTCCTATAAGTGCAGCAACATAACAATGAGTAGCTCCTGTAACCGCCATATAATGATTCATTTGTATTTGATAATGAATTGGTACTGATTTTTCCCATTCTTTTTTATTAAAGCTATTAGTAACTTTACATTCTAAAAAAGCTTTCTCACCAACAACTGCTCTATCAATATTTGCTATTGCAAATGGATATTTATCATTTCTTAACATTCCATTTATATTTCTAACCTTTTTGCCTGTTTTTAGCATAAACTCACTTGCTACAAAACTTTTTAACTTATTGCCAAGTTCCATTTTATAGCTAGTATGCTTTTCTAAATTTCTTAGATCATTTTCATCATCTATCTTATCTATATAAACTGCCATAGAACTTCTATATGGATTAAGTCCTAGTATACTTGAAGCATCACTTCCACCTATTCCACATTTTCTTTTTATTAACCATTCATACTTTGGCATATCTTTAGTATTTTCTATTATATTTGAATCTAAATATTTTCTCATTTGTAACTCCCCAAATCTATAGTTTAAGCATTAGTACTTTTTATAGCTAATTCCTCTAATCTATTTTTTAACATAACTAAAACTGCTCTACTTTTTAACATTTCTAAATGCTCTTCATCTTTGAAAACTTCTACTATCTTTTTTACTTTCTTACCTTCAACATAGGTTACTCTCTCAACCATAGGCTCTCCCCTCCCATAATAAATATTATGAGATATTAAATTTGTCCTATGTTAAATTACTAAGTAAATCTAGAAAATACATCTGTCCTTTTCCTGTCATAAGAGTAGTAGCTGTAAGTAGTTCTCCTTCAACAGTTCTAACTATCTGTTCTGATACTTGAAACAATCCCTGTTTAACATAGACCTGTTTGGGCATATTCTTATCCTTACCACACTTTATAAGATATCCATTCTCTCTTAGTATGCTAAATAATCTATTACGACCAATATTTATATTGTTGTTATTAAGTACTTTTGCAAATTGTCCTATAGTTATTGCATCAGATGAAGTTGCAATACTTTTTCCAAAGTTTGTATATGGTTTGTCTATTGTTATACTAGCTTCAAGATGCTCTGCTTTTTCTTGTAATAATATTCTTTGTTCTCTTTCGTATTTTAACTTAGTAGCCATTTCTATTATAAAATCTGGATTATCTAAAGTTTTATTTATAACTTCTTCACTCATGTAAGTTCCATATGACCTTATACTTGGAAGAACCTCATCCATAATCCACTTTTCAAATCTTTTAGCACTCGGTAATTTTGACCTTATAATGAGTCTATATAGATTTCCCTCATCTATAAATTTTTTGCTAACAACTTGAATTATTTCACTCTTATCTTTTCTAAATCCTGTTACTACCCCTACGTCGGAAAAAACTATCCCCTCTTTATCACAATGTCTACATATTGCATCTCTAGGATTTGAATAACCAAGTATAGTAGCAACTTCTATTGCTTCTATGTATTCTTTGTTATTTTTAACAATTACACTTAATTGTCCAAATTCTTCATTTTCAAATATTTTTAACTTATTCATTATTATATCCCCTTTTAAAATTATCATTTTGGAAAGTACTCATTTAAAATTTTTTCTACTTTCTTATAGCTGAATTAAAAAATATATCATTTACATCTTTTAAGTTAAGCTTAAGTAAATTAATTATATTTTGAGCTTCATATAGTGTAAACTCTCTTTTGCCATTTTCTTTTAAATTATAGCTTTTCACAGTAATTCCAAGTTCTTTCGCTATTTCTTCTTGTGTTAAATTAAATAATATTCGCTTTGATTTAAGTATTCTTGAACACATTTTTACTTCTCCCCATTCTATATTTTGTTTTATAAAATTCTATTTTTTTCCCTTGCGATAATTTAATCATATATCTGTAATTTAATAAAGTCAATATATTTTTTGTCGTTTTTATTATCATAATTGTCATTTTTGCATTTATTTTATCTTTTTTTACTTATTTTTTTACCATAAGTACTTTTTTCTTGTCATTTTCATTCTAAAATGATATTATTTAATTGTAAAAAATCTAAGAAAAGGAGTGATTTTTAATGGGAATTATAGCAGAAAGAATAACTAAATCTAGAAAAGAGTTAGGATTAAATCAAAAAGAACTAGCTAAAAAAGCTAATTTAACAGAAGCTAATTTATCTAGATATGAAAACGGAGTAAGAGAACCAAAGTCCGCTGTACTTGCAAGACTTGCAGATGCCCTAGAGGTAAGTACTGATTATTTAGTTGGTCTTACAGATGAAAAAACTTATGATTCTTATGATGTAGGCAAAAAAGACGAGGATGATATACTTTTAGCTCTTAAAGATTTAGAATCTCGTTTAAAAAATAAAGATTCTATAACATTTTGTGGTCAACCTGCATCTGATGAAGCTATCGATGGAATACTTCACTCTATAAAAGCTGGTATATCTCTAGCCATTAGCGATATAAAAAGAAAATAATTTAATTTAAGTAAAAAATACTAAAAGTCATTTAAGACATAAAAAGTTTTGCTAATATTTTTGCTAATCTGAAAGTAAGTCTAAATGATCAAAGCGAATTTTTAAGTAACGTATGTATCCAAAGTGTTAACAAGGATATATCGTCTATAATATGAGCAAAGCAAATTTTTGAGCGACGGATGTATCCAAAGCGGTAGCAAGGATATATCGCTGGCGACATATTTTATTATCATTTAAAAGGGGAGATATATTTGAATATAGAGCTTATAAAGGAAAAAGTTAGATTAGTTAAATTAAGCCATGAAGGTAAAAGTATTATTGAAATTTTTAGGGATTTAAATTTTGTGATTGGTTATTTAGATAATAATTATCCATATATAAATGAAACTAAAGGGTGCAATATTAAAACTACTAAATTAAGAGCTGTACTTCTTAACCCTAATCTTTGTGAAAATGAATTGACAGAAGTATTAACCCATGAGCTTGGACATGTTTATGTTCATCCTAATATTAATACTTTTAAGATACATGAAATAGATCCTGTTTGGGTTAAAGATCTTGAACTAGAAGCAGATACTTTTGCTTCAGAATTTTTATTAGATGATGATGTTTTTGAAAAATATATTGATTTAAGTTTTGAGCAACTAGCTTCTGAAGTTTGTGTTTCTCTTCACCTTGTTATGCTTAAATTTAATAATTTAAGTGATGATAAGAAAAAAGAGCTTGAAGAACTTTATATAAATAATTATTCAGTTTTTAATTCTATTTAATCATTATACTTAAGGTTTATTTGGGAATAATTACTTTTTGTTTTTCATTATATTTTATATATAAAGTTTGATACTAATTACTAGGAGGTGAAATTTATGAAAGTTGCAATTTACTCAAGAAAATCTAAATTTACAGGTAAAGGTGATTCTATCGAAAACCAAGTTCAACTATGCACAGAATATGCTAAAAACCTTGGTGTTACTGATATTTTAGTTTATGAAGATGAAGGTTTTTCTGGTAAAAATATTAATAGACCACAATTTATGAAAATGATGGAAGATGCTAAACTTAAGAAATTTGATACTATCATTTGTTATAGACTAGACCGTATAAGTCGTAATGTTTCTGACTTCTCTAGTTTAATTGATGAATTATCTTCTCTTTCTATAGGCTTTATATCTATTAAAGAACAATTTGATACTACTACTCCAATGGGAAGAGCTATGATGTTTATATCAAGTGTCTTTGCTCAACTTGAAAGAGAAACTATCTCTGAACGTGTTCGTGATAATATGAGGGAACTTGCTAAAGATGGTAAATGGCTTGGTGGTCAGTTACCTCTAGGATATGATAATGAGGAAGTAAAATATATAGCTGATGGAAAAGAACGTAGATACTTTGTTTTAAAAGTTAACGAAGATGAAATTAAACTTGTAAATGATATTTATAATAAGTTTTTAGAGCTTCGTTCTTTAACTAAAGTTAGTGAGTATTTATATAAGAATAATATAAAAGGTAAAAATAATGGTACTATTACTCCATCTATGGTTAAAGATATTTTAACTAACCCTATTTATGTTAAATCTAGTAATCTAACTCACCAATACTTTGAATTAAATGATATTAATGTTACAGGTGAACCTAATGGATGTGGTTATTTAACTTATGGTAAACATAAAAATGGTAAAAAAACGGATAAATCTAATTGGATATATGCTATTTCAAAACATGAAGGAGTTATTGATGATTTAACTTGGCTTGATATTCAAAAGGTTGTTGATAAACAAAGTAAAAGAGGATGCAGAACAGGATCAGGTAAGAATGGAATTTTATCAGGTGTACTAAAGTGCGCTAAGTGTGGAAGTGCTATGGTCTTAACTTATTCTTCTCGTGGTAAGGACAAGGAAAACAGGTCTTATTATTATAAGTGTAATAAGAAATATACTATGTATAAATGTAACAATGCTAATGTTAATGGTCCTGAAATTGAGAATTTTGTTATTGATAAGATTAAGGTATGTGATAAAGATGTTTTAGTAAATGAATATAAAAAGCTTAAAATAGATTTTAGTAATCTAAAAAAAGATAATGGTATGTTAGATATTCAAAAGCAAATAGATGACAAAGAGAAGGCTATAGAACAGCTTGTACTTAATCTTAGTGAAACTAATAACGCTACTGTGTCTAAATATATTTTATCTCAAATTGAAAAGCTTGGTGATGAAGTTGATAATCTTAAGGTTAAGTTAGATGATTCTAGTGTTGTTGAGAATAATATTGATGCTGAAATTTTGAATATTGATTTGATTATTGATAATTTGGAAAGGTTTAATAAGTGTATTGATGAAGCTAGTGTTGAGGAGAAGAAGGTTTTAGTTAGTTCTGTTGTTGATAGGGTTGTTTGGGATGGTGATAATGGAGAGGTTATTATTGTTTATCATGGTTTTGATGAGGAGCAGTTTAAGGATAATTGTTTGCATTTAGATACGGAGAGCATCTGCATGAACTCACTAAATGCAACTTTTATTCATAACTTATATGACTATAGTGATTTACCTGAAGATACCTTCGGACAAAGATTAAAGAAACTAAGACTTTTAAAAGGGTTATCTCAATATGAACTTGGAAATCAAATTGGTATGCAACATAGTATGATAGGATCTTATGAACGTGATGAATTTTATCCAACTCTAGATTCTATTAAAAAACTTGGAAAAGTATTAAACACTAATATATTATGTAATAAAGGTTACTCTAATTTCTTGCTAAACTCTTCTACTTTTAAGGACAAGCTTTTTAAATGGAGAATAGAAAATAACCTTACAAAAAGAGAAGCTTCTAAATTATTAGGAGTATCTGAAAGAGGTTATGGTGGATGGGAAGAAGGAGTTATTATGAGCATTAAAACATATGATAAAATTAAAAATAGCTTAGAAATTCATAACTTATTATAAATAAAGGATATATTTTTATACAAAATTAAGTTTATTAATTATTTGAAGAATAAAAATCCTAAGGGCATTAAATATGCCCTTATCTTTAATATTATATTAAATTTACAAAATAAATATATTCAACAAATTAAAAATTATATTACATATGATAAAATATCTATATATATATAAACAAAGGAGTTGTATTTATGGCTATAAAAATAGGTAATAATAATAAATTTAAAAATACTAACATAATAGACAATAGCAATTGTACAAATAAAAATGAAGATAATATTAAAGATTCTTTTGCAAATAGGCACCCTATACTAACAGGAATTATATGTTCTATAGTAGCTAGCATCATAATGATGTTTACATTTTGGGAAAAAGTTTCAGAGTTTATAAGAAATTTATTTTAGGAGGAATACATATTGGCAAAAAGTAATATAATAAAAAATTTTATAAATTCAAATATGGATATAAATACTGCTCTTCAAAATCTAATGGCAATTCTATATTGCTTAGAAGATGAAAATTTAATTAATTGGGCAAATAAAGAACTGTCTGGATATGATTCAATTAATGAATTGCCAGAGTATAGAAAATTAAAAGGTAGAGTCATGGCTAGCTACATAGTTGGAAATATGAAATACTCAAATGCACCATTTATAATATCTCATTTAGATGATGATATACAAGAAAATTTAATAAATATAAATCTATATTCTAGCATTTCAACACTCGAAGAAATGAAAAATAAAGGAGAATCCCGTATAGGAAAACCAATACCACCTGAATTTTACATATTATTACAAGAAAATACTAATGCTCATATAATCGAGGCTTCTGTGAATACTGATTTATCAAGTATTAATGATGTCATATCTAAAGTAAGAGTCAAAATTTTAAAGACACTATTATTTCTTGAAAAGGAGTTTGGAAATCTTGATGAACTAGATATTGATATATCAATAAAAAATAAAGAAGAGTTAAAAAATATAGTTCAACATATTCATTTTAATTTATATGATAATAGTATAAAGATTGGTGATGGTAACAAAATTAAAGGTTCTAATATAACAACCAATAAATGAAGTATCCTATCAATTATAAAAAATAATTTTTTTAAAAAATAAAATAGTAATTTATTTTTTATAAATCAAGATATTATATATATGTTCTAATAATAATTCTACACTATAAAATACTTTGTATTATTTATTGTTCTTTTGAACAATGCAAGTATATATCTAATAACTTCATGTTTATTATCTTTAAAATATAATTTTTAATTAAAGATAGTGCCTTATTAATTACTAAGGTACTATCTTCAATCTATCTAGTCTTATACTTCTCTAACTTCTCTACTCCAAAACTATTAACCAAAGCCTTTTCCGTAATAATCCAAGTGGCACCCATCTTCTTAACATCTTCACCAATAACAAACTTTCCACGAGCTACCCTCTTTCTCAAGCAAGAATCATCTAAACCATAAATCTTAGCAGCCTCACCAAAAGTATATAATCCATCAAAACTTCCATTTGCCATAAAATCACCTCATTTAATATAAAAATAATATTGCCTTATAACCTATCTTTTAAACATTTAATACCATTTAAAAATATAAAACAAACCCTTAAAAACATTGAAATTTCAACACTTCCATACATATTTTCACGATAAAAGGACAAACTATAAACATAAAATAAAACATCAAAAGGAGGAACAAAATGCAAATATATATAGCAGACCTATCAGCATATAATGCAGGATATCTAAAAGGCGAATGGATACAACTACCAACAGAAGATGATGAAATAAATGATGCTCTACTAAGACAAAGTCAAAACGGAAAAAGCGACTATGCAATCCACGATTGGGAGCTACCATTTAAAATAAGTGAATACACAAACCCACTAAAAATAAATGAAATATGTACAATAATAAAAGATTTAGATATAAACGAATCACTAATAAACCATATAGAATATGCATATGGAATCGATATAAAAAATACAGACTATAAAACACTATCAAATTATATAGATGATATATACACAATAGAAGCTAGTAACGATATTGAATTTGCACAAAACTATATGTATGAATACTACTACGACCAAATAGAATCCCTACCATGGGAAATATCATATAGCATCGACTATGAAACAGTATACAACAAACTAGAAATGACAATGAGCATAACACAAGACCAAGAAAAAAATATATACTACTACTCACACCACTAGGAGGAAATAAAAATGATACAAGCAAAAAATAAACTATACGTAGGAAGTAAAAGAAACGGCTACCTATGTGAACAATCAATGACAATACTATTTGACTATCTAGCAGAAACAGAAATGTATGAAATATCAAAAGCAAAGCCAATAAAAATAAAAGATAATTATCTATTAGAAATCGAAATAAATGACAAAACAAAAGAACTAATATACTCATTTAAAACATCAGAAGAATTAAAACTATATAAAAGAACACACACATGGAAAGAAATATATAAAATGTAAAATACACAAAAGCTCCTAAAACAGGAGCTTTTAAAATGTAAAAAATTTCTATCTATAATATCTATATAATCACCAAACAATATATCCGCTATAAAAGCTATATACCATCCAGCATTGGATAGCGGAGCAACGGTTTTATCCAATGCGGTATACCAAACACTTGGCTCCTTTACCGACACCAAGTAAGTACACTCATATGTATATAGGTGGTATAAAATCTAAAGTACTGATAACATATATAATCGAAAACGTGGAGGTCCATAAGCTAGGTAAGGTTCATGCACCAAAAAAACAAAAACTCAGGGCATTGGGCTTAGGGCAGTGAATGGCTACTTAAAAGAAGCTACGAACACAAATGAACGGATAAGATACGTAGCAAACTTGATATGAAATATGATGTTTGCGAAGTATGTTAGGAGTGAATGTGTGAGTGCTTTTTAAGTTAGTCAGAGGGGCATAGCCGATAGGCTTAAATTATACTCACAAAGTAGATATACAAAATAATATTTATATTATTATAAAGCTATCGAAAAAGTCGAGTTAGCGATTGTAGTGAAAATCCTTTTGAGCGGTTTTTGCTCAAAAGATTGAAACGTAAAGCGCGATGGCGAAGCCAAACTCCATAAGTATTAAATGTATCTATACTAGCGATAACATAAGTAATATCTATATAAATAATAATATCTATAATATATAAGCCTAATAATAAGGCTAATTACTAACCTAATCGTAAAATATAATGAATATATATAATACAAGTATAAAAATTTCATGCAGTAAGTTTTTAGTCTGGCATCACAGTTTGTAGCGCTTTTTGCTACAATCTGTGAGGTCAGACTGACCCTAAAGCTTTGACCCTAAAATATAAATAAAGAGAGTTGAGGTAGGAGTGGTTTTT